TGTTGACTTCTGGAAAACGCTTGAAACGCTGCGGAACTTATACGGCAACGCTTATGCGTGGATAGATATTAAGCGCTCAGGGATAATACAAGGGTTTTATCCGCTCGACAGCAGACGGATGAAAATTTACGTTGACGATATGGGGTTGCTGTCGAGCAAAAACAATGTTTGGTATGTGTACCAAGATTACCTCGGAAAAGAGTACAAAATCATTCCCGACAAAATCCTGCATTTCAAAGGCCTGACTACTGACGGCATAGTTGGTTTAAGCCCGATTGAAATGCTTAAATGCACAATCGAGAACGGGAAAGCGGCGAGTAATTTCTTGAACAGCGCTTTCAAAAACGGCATGACGACCTCAGGTATTGTGCAATACGTGGGCGACCTCGGGCCGGAACAGTTAAAAACTTTCCGAGAGAACTTCGAGAAAATGGCCAGCGGGCTTAAAAACGCGAACAAGATTGCGCTCATGCCAGTTGGCTACAGATACGAACCCATCGCGATGAAACTGACGGATGCGCAGTTTCTGGAAAATACCAAACTGACTATCCAGCAGATAACTGCGGCGTTTGGGATAAAGCTGCATCAGGTCAATTACTTAGAAAAAACGTCCTATGCGTCAACCAGCGAAGCGAACCGCGAGTTTTACGTGGACACTTTGATGGCGATTCTTACGATGTACGAACAGGAAATTGTGCACAAATGTTTTACCGATTCTGAAATCCGCGACGGCTTCTATGCGAAATTCAACGCTAACGTGATGCTGCGCGGGGATACGAAAACACGTTACGAAGCCTACGCCAGGGCCATACAGAACGGTTTCAAGACACCGAATGAAATCAGAGCATTGGAAGAAGATGCGCCAATGGACGGAGGCGATCAGTTGTTCCTGAACGGTAATATGCTACCTATCACAATGGCAGGCGCGGCGTACAAGAAAGGGGGTGAGGGGAATGGCGAGTAAAAAGTTCTGGGAGTTCAAAGCGAAGACGGACAAGAAAGGCGAGCTATTGATTTACGGCGATATAGCTGATTCCACATGGTGGGGGGACGAGGTCACGCCTAAACAGTTTAAAGAAGAACTCGACGCGCTTGGCGATATAACGGAACTGGACGTGTATATCAACTCGAGCGGCGGCGACGTGTTTGCCGGACAGGCTATCTACTCGATGCTGAAACGGCACAACGCGAAAGTGACCGTCTATATTGACGGGCTGGCGGCGTCTATCGCGTCCGTCATAGCGATGGCCGGTGACAAGATAATCATGCCGAAAGGTTCAATGTTGATGATTCACAACGGCATGATAGGCCTGCTTGGCTATTTTAATGCGTCCAAACTACGCAAATACGCAGACGAAATCGAAAAGATAACCGACAGCGTTATAGTTCCGGCCTATGAACGAAGCGGGAAAACAACCGATGAAATCAAAGAGTTGCTGGACGCCGAAACGTGGCTGTCGGCTGAGGAAGCTGTCGAGATGGGTTTTGCGGACGAAATCGAAGAAAACAAAGCCATGGCAGCGTCAATAAGCGGTACCGTCATGACCATAAACGGTCTTGACGTTGATATAAGCAAGTTCCAACGCGTGCCAAGCAAGTTCTTGAATCTGGTGAAACCGCCACCGAGAGAACCGCCCGCTGAGGAACCGAAGGCTGATGAACCAAAGAACGAAACCGAAAAAGAAAAACTGTTAATCTCAATCGACCTCATATGAATGGGGTCTTTTTAATTAATCAAAAAATCAGGAGGAAATAAGAAATATGACCAGAGAGGAAAGAGAACTGCGTTTGCAGATTGAGGCGCTTAAAAACGAAGCGCGGCAGCTTGTGAGCGAGGACAAGCTGGAGGAGGCCAAGGCTAAAGTAAAGGAAGCCGAGAAGTTGGCAGAAAAGGCTGACCTGTTGGCTAAACTGGAAGCCGACGACCTGAACAACGTGCAGGTGCCTAAAGGCGAGAAGAAAGACCAGGACGAGATGAAAGCGCTTTACAGGAAAGCGTTCTTCAAAGCGTTCCGTCGGCAGACGCTCACACAGGAAGAGCGCGACGCTGTTAACGCGCTGACGGCCACCGAGGGCGAGGACGGCGGGCTGTTGGTGCCGGAGGACGTGCAGACGGCGATTAATCAGTATAAGCGCTCTCTGCCGCAGCTCGAAACGCTCATTGAGGTTGTGCCAGTTTCGACGGCCAGCGGATCGCGTGTGTTTGAGAAGCTTGCGACCATGACTCCGTTTGCGAACATCACGGACGACACGGCAGACATTGACGAGATGGATCACCCGAAGTTCGAGCCACTGACCTACGCGATCAAGAAATACGCAGGCTGGCTGCCTGTGCCGAACGATCTGCTAAAGGACAGCGACCAGAACATCATAGCGTATCTGCGGAACTGGATTGCGCGGAAGTCTATCGTTACCCGCAACACGCTGATACTGGACATACTGACAGACGGTACTGCCGTCAGCTTTGCCGACTACAAAGACATTAAGAAAGCCATCAACAAGACACTCGACCCGATGATTGCGGCTAACGCTGTCATTGTGACGAATCAGGACGGATTCCATTATCTCGACACGCTTGAGGACGGCACTGGCAAGCCCATCTTGCAGGTGGACATCACGCAGCCGTCGAGAAAACTGTTTGCTGGAAAACCCATCGAAGTGGTTGCAAACAGCGTGCTGGCGACGACCGGGACAACGACCAAGAAAGCGCCTATCTTTGTGGGCGATCTCAAGGAAGGTATCGTCATGTTCGAGCGCCAAGGGTATCAGATTGATACCACCAGAGAGGGCGGTACGGCGTTCCGGAAAGACAGGACGGAGATCCGCGTAATTGAGCGCGAGAACATCAAGGCAAAGGACACTGGCGCGTTTGTGTACGGCGAAATCGACGTAACGTCGGTGGTGTAAGAGGGGCTTTAAGCCCATCTTGGGAGGTGAATCATGTATACTGCAAAAAACCATACGGAAGGACCCGACAAGTTAGTCATCGGCGGCACCCTTGAAATCAAAGAGGGCGCGACTGTTGAGGGCGTTATAACCGCCGCCATAATTGACAACTTAACATCAAGTGATGCGGGAAAGGCGCTGTCTGCGAAGCAGGGGAAAGTCTTGAAAACCCTTGTTGACGAGAAAGTGGCAACAGCGGATATTGTAAATGATTTAACAACGGGTGGCGTGGCCGTGCCGTTGTCTGCCGAACAGGGGAAAGTGCTGGGCGCGAGGGTGGCCGCTAATCAAGCCGAAAGCAAGGAAGCGGTATCGCCAACGGTTGCGGAGTTTAACGCGCTGCTTGCAAAACTCAAAGCGGCGGGGCTGATGGTGGATGACGAATAGGAGGTTAGGGTATGGCGCTGATTTATGAAGTGAAACAGTATCTCCGCGTTGACGATGATGCGGACGACAACCAAATCCAGGCGTTGATAGACGCGTCCAGCGACTACCTTACCAATGCGGGAATAAGCCCTAAGAAAGCCGAAAAACCGTTGTATAGGTTGGCGCAAATGATGTTAGTTGGGCATTGGTACGATAACCGCGAGCCCACGGGTAACGCGACAAAGCTAGCCCACGGGCTTGCGGGTATCATCCTGCAACTGCAATGCGAGGTTGATGAGAATGGCGAAGAAAGCTAATCCGGGCGAACTGCGCACAGCCGTATACGTTGAAAAATGCATAGAAACCCAAGACCCGGACGGCTATCCCGTCAGGACGTGGGTAAACGTGTTCGGCGAAGGCCAGCGCCGGCATTGTAAGTGGGTGAACGTGCACGGCACGGAAACCTATGAAGCGATGCGGCTTGGATTGAAAGAACCCGCAACACTGACCATGCGTTACAGCCCGCTCATCACACCACAGTGCAGGATTATAAAGGCTGGCGACCCGGAACCGTACGAGATAATCTCCATCGACGACGTGGAGAACCGCCACCAGTGGCTGGAAATCAAAGTCCAAAGGACGGTGAGCGCGAGGTGAGCATTGAATCGCGAATAAAGCTTGCGCTTGAGCCGTTCGAGTACAAGGTATACCCGGACACCTACAACGGGCCGGACAAGACGTATTTCGTGTTCAACTACAACACGATACCGGATGATTTTGGATGCAATCAACCACAGCACGAACGAGCGCTGATACAACTGCACTTGTTCTGTCCGCACGGGTTTAACAGCGTACAGCTACGGAAAGACGTTAAGATGGCGCTGTTAAACGCAGGGTTTACGTACCCGTTCATGACAGATGCGGGCGACGAGGACTGGCAGCACTGGGTGTTCGAGTTTGAGGCGACTGAGGTGGTGGACGGTGGCGAGGATTGAAGTCACTGGGCTTCACGAAACGCT